CATAACTTATTCCTACTATATACTCTTTCTAGACCAAAACACTTTTTTTGTTCCGTGGAAAAAAAAGTGATGGTACCGTGGAACTTTTTATCTTTTGGTCTAAATATCTCTTATATATAGCGGTTTTTAAGCCGAAAAAAAAGTTCCATGGGAGTTCCACAGTTCCATGGTCCGTGCTCCATGCACCATGATACATTATAATTGTTCTAAAGAACAACACCTTTTGCCTTTTTTTCGCCATATTTCTGCTCGTATATTGCCTCAATCTCCATCATCAATTCTACGATATATTGCTCCTCTAACTTATCAACTTCAGCCAAAGATCGTGTAACAATGTCCTTTTGCCTTTTTATTGCCTTATTCTTCGTGTGAATAAGATCAATACCCCATCGTGTTTGATCAGTCATTAATCAGGTTCTCCACTCTCCATTCTTTCAATCTCTTCATCAATTGCTTGTTGTTCCATCTTATCCTCATCAGCTTGAATCCGTCTCTCCTCCTCTCGAGCCTCCCATTCAGCTTCAGGATCAGGATCTTCACCCTCTCTTATAGCTTTTTCCTCTTCAGCCTCTTCACGAGCCGACTCTTCAGCCCATATCGCTTCTAAAGCCTCTTGTTCTTCGTCTACTATCTGCTCCATTTCTTCTATTTGCAATTGTTTTACTGCACCCATGTTTGCTCCTTCCTATTATATAGTTTGTTAATTAATTTATTTATACGTACATCTTTTTTACCTATTGCTCCAATAGGCATTTTCTTCATTGATTGAAGTCTATTTATTTTATCTAAATTATCCGGTTTTATCTTCCTTAACATTAAAATCCTCTGCTTTCATTTTTACTTTGGCTTGTTCTTTCTCACTAAATTTTAGGTCATGATACATGTCCAATCTTTTGAGAAACTCATGTTTATAGCGCCTTAATTCAGGTCCCTCTATTTTAAATTCTTGATAATATAGGTCAGGCGTGCATACCATGATAACTCCCTGCCTAATTTGAGATTTGTATACGTAGTCGTGTGCCATGGCGTACGCTGCAATTTGAAGGTAATAGTCTTCGATCCATTCTTTCTTTTTCGGACGATTGGCCTGCTTGAAGTCAACAATAGTTTCCATGCCATTGTGTGAGCATACAAGATCTGTTGAACCTGCGTACAGCCCCGGATAGTGTAACGTAACTTCCGAACCATAATACTCTTCAACGGGTAATAACCCCACTTCAATAATTTTTTCTGCCATCGGTTTAGCTTCCGCACCAATGGGTGATAGATCATCGTAGCCAACTCCTGTGACGTGACATTCCAAGAATTTATGCATGGAAGTTCCCCGTTTACTACTATGATTCTTAATTTGTTCTGCTTTTTCATATCCTACTTTTTGTTGCCAGTCCTTTATAAAACTTTGGTCCTTTGTCAATCCTAAAATGGTTGTAACCGATGGTAATTTTTCTCCACCAAAATCATAAAGCCGTGATCCGTGGTGCTCGTACATTTGTCCAGACATATATCTGTATTTATTACTTTTTTTCATACCAAGTTTCTTTCCTATATTATGATATTCTTTTATATCTTCATCACTCATCATTCTAAATCATCAAACCTTTCTTTTTTTAATCTAGGTCTTCTAGATCTTAATATCTTTACGTGTTCTCTCCAGGCCCACGCGCTCAATGTGCCTGCCACACCCATCAACCATATATAAAATTTTATTTTCATTTATTTACTACAAATTTATTTACAATATACCATGCAATCAATCCAATAATTAGTGTTGCACCCATACCTACAAAAAATAAACCTATCATTCTAAACTCATAGCCCTTCTATATTCATCAAGATCTATAATTTTACCATTCATAAATTTATTTCCTGAGTAGTGTTCTATTATATCATGAATTTTTTCTAGTTTAACATGAGACCAAGGCCATATCAGACAACACACATAGTATGCATCACGAAATGTACAACGCCATTTCCATTGCGGAAGATACTTTGTACCATCTTTGCGTGTTCCTTTCACAGTCTTAGGCCTAAGTGTACCAACACCTAATACCTCGTGGACCCATACCAATACGGAATAATCTGTCATGGTTATCTCCATACTTATACGCATGGAGTTAGACAACCTATAACCATCACCCTTGTGTTTCTTTTTCTTTTCTATACCCCGTTTAAAATGTATTGATCCTTCTCCATCAAACAATCCAGCAATATAAGCTTTGTCAGTATCAGCAACTCCAGAATCATTTAACATTAATGTACCGTAAACCCTTCTTCATTATATTCATATAGTTCTCCCTGTGAGTCACAGTCCCAGCATTGATGAATCATATCTTCTTTCTCAATAATGCATGCGACTTTTACGTAACCATTACCCTTACAGGTGGGACATATGTATACTTGTTTAACTTTTTTTGAACTTGCCATTTAACTTTTTTGCTTTCTCATTTGCGATGTATTGAATAGTTTTAGCAATTGATAGTTTTCCACCTGGAAAATCAGGTACTAAAACTTTGGACAATTTATCTAAAGTAGCGTATGTTTCTTTTGTTAGAGAAACATTCTTGTATTTACTCATGTCTGTCATGTTGTTTCCTTTCATATTAAAATTAATATATAGTGTATTTTATAGGATTGTCAATGACAAAAATAGTTTTAACTTTACTTATTTGTTCTCAAGTAGCTAATACTTGTTTAGAACCTTATCCGTGGCCTACTACATTCGATAGTCAATATGATTGCTTAATATATGGGTATGAAGAATCTAAAAATAAAATGCAAGAAATGGGTAAAGAAGATGTCAATAAATATAACATGTTTATTAAATTTTATTGCACTCCAGAAAATACAATTTGACTATATAGTTAATAAATGATAGTGGGTTTAAATCTTCTCACCAAGAACCTATCCCACATTATTTCCCCTCTTTAGGGATAGGTCTGTTTAATTCATATTACCTAAGCGCCATCCTGATCAGGGAACTCTGACGCTATAGGTGGTACACCCATTGCTACCTTGCGGTCATCGCTAACGTACAGGGAAATGCCAGAGGCAAGATTTGGACGCTGGTTGTACACTTACTGATACTTAAATTTTATTTACAAATACACCCATAAAAATTACCACTGCCATCATTCATGACGTGTAGATTTAAACTGTCGGCGTACGTTGTTAGTTTTACTCTTAGTATCTCGCACAGGTCGAAGCAATTTACTTTTACCAACAAAGACATATGTTCCATTATCTGCTTTGTGACAGGAACTAATTGATACAATTCGTCGTTTTGTATTATTAGATCCATTATTTATTTTTTTGTCTAAGTTTTCTATTTGCTTCTCCCACAGTTGTACCTAAATTTATTATTTTAGTTAAACTTTTTGCTTTTAGTTCTGCATCAACACCATATCTTTTCCAGGCTTTTTTCATTAGATTAAGTTCTAATAAAAAAGTAGACCATTGGTTTTGTGATGCACCATTAACATTTATTGTTACTGTTTTCATATTTTTTCCTTTCATTCTTTCTATATAGGATACTAGAGGATTTTTGTCAACCCTGGCCTTTGTAACGAGTCTGTTTTTTTTGACGTGTTTCCTGCGTATTTTTATTTTTTTTGTGTTGACGTGCACCTCTTTTTTTAGGTTTATCCCTTGTTTGAAACGATTTAAATTTTTTAGCCATCTTTCCATTCTTTTACAAAAGGTGTAGCATCTTTTGTTCTTGTGATAGATGGTAAGTATACAATTTTACCATTTACATATTGTACTAAATCTGTACCGCAGTTTAAGCATCTATATAATTCATTACTTAATCCAACTAACATTGTAATCTCATCACAAGTTGAACACTGACCATTTACTATTTCTGTCTGTATTTTTACCATTAATTTAATATTAACTTTTTTATCGACAAAGATCCATCAATATTTTTTTCAAGTTCAGCCATTTGTTTTAGGCATTGGTACTTTATGTGAGATTTAGCTTGACGTTTTGCGACTCTTTTACCCTTCAAACATTCGGACATTGAGGGTTGGATACGTGCCTCTTTAATTTCTCCGTTGACTATCATAAGTAAAGCTATTACGATTTCTGTCATAATATTTTACCTTTGTTTTCACCTTGCTTGATCACATACTTTTGTGTACCATGCTTCCCAGTTTCCACTTCTTTTTTTAAATTTTTTGCTAAACTCGCAGCTTTGTTCTCTTTGTTTATTTGTGCGATATGGTCTAAAACTTTTCTATTAATGCGTCCCGTTACCATTTTGTCTTACCTTATCTTTTAATTCTTCTATATCAGCTAATGCTTTGTCTAGCTGTTCTCTTAAAAATTCTATATTAACTTTGTTAGTCATGTTCATTTCTTGAGTTTGTTCCATCTTCTCAACGGACTTATACAAATCCTCGATTAAAAATATTTGCTCTTGATCGACAGGCACTTGTTCAGATTTTTTTAACAAATCATTTTGAAATAGTTCCCTTGATGTTTCTAAAGATACCAACCTTGCCGTAAGCTCTGTATATGCAAATACACCCATTGCAACTAAAATTATAAGGCTAGCTACAGTCTTCATAGGCATCTGTACTCTTGCCTCTTCTCCGATATCTAATGGTTTATTGGACACTTGGACCTCCGCAGAGAGCCAGAACAACTAACATAACAATCAGTAAACCTGTTGCATAATAATTCATCCTGGCTATCTCCATAATTCTATTTAACTATGTAAGCTATAATTAAAACTGCAACTACAAGACATTCAACCTTGTGGTCTGACCAGTAATGCATAGCTTTACTTTTCATTTTATTAATCATTTTTTTTCTCCTCTATTTCATAGAAGAACTTATCCGTATCTTCTGTACGCCAAGCCCTACTATCTTCAACATTCCATTCAGAAGTCTGCACTTTCCAGTCAGGAGTACTATCTTTCACAGTGAAAGAAGGTAAGTCCCATATACATCTGTTGTTAGGTTGTGCTGCAAAATTACCATCATCTAAGGCAATAATGTGAGCGCACTTATGTTCGTGCGGAATCTCTGAATGATCAGTGTCAAGTATATTACTATCTGGATGTGCAAAGTCAACGGTAAATAAGTATTTACCTGGGTGCCATTTCTTATCTTTTCCGATATACTTACCGGCTTGTCCGTCTAATATATCCCAACGATGGACAGAAGGATAATAAGAAAAACAATTCCAGAGCTGAAGTTCATCAAGTCGTCTTGTGGGCACTCTGGATGGTTCAAATCCCTTTTGAATAAACGCGCTAATTGGTAAGCGATAAAATATTGCACCGTTTTCCATAATAGCATGAAATAATACAGCCCTTCCTGTAAGAGCGCTAATACCAAAGATAATACAGTCTTCAACTTCTCCATGATGTTTTTTACAATCATATAAATATTCTCTTTTTATTTGTGCATAAGTTGCTGGTATGTTTGCATTTAAGTAAGCCATTCATTTTAAAAGAAGTCCTTGTCTTCTTCTTCCTCTCTGTTGTTTACAATATCACCCCAACATTCGCCATCTTCAAAATCAACTTTGTTAGGTACTTTTAATGGAACAGCTTGTTCCATTATTTCTTTTATCTTATCAGCTCCTTGTTCGTTTTCATAGGATACATTTAACTCATCATGTATTTGAATCATTGGAGTAATACCAGCTTCTCTTAAATTTATCATAGCTTGCTTGGTCATATCAGCCGCACTACCCTGGATTAATTTATTTAAAGCTTTGTATGTAAATGCTCTTTTAATGTTCCGTGATCCATGTTCCATAGATGCATCTTCAAATGTTTGTGGTTTGTGCATCCCGAATGTTGCCGGTTCCCACATATTAAACCTGCATTTTCTACCTAATATAGTTCTAATCCAACCTCTTTGTTGAGCACGGTCCATTGTATGATGTATTAATTGTTTTACAAATGGAACTTTATTATGATACGTTGCTAAAAGATTTCTAGCTACTTGATCGGTAACACCTAATTGTGCTTGTAATTTAGCCTTACCCATACCATAAAATAGTCCAAGATTAATAGTTTTTGCTTGTCCTCTATCTATGTCTGCTATTTCAGCTACCATACTATGAAAGTCTGCTGCTTTTTGAATTTCTAAGTCATCAGGGTTTTCACCTGCCTCATCATACTTATCCGCAATAGATTGAACTCCAGTGGTTCCTAGCGTTGCTAGGGCATAATGCACTACCAGCCTAGGTTCTTGTTGAGAATAGTCAAAACAACCCCATCTATGGCCTTCCTCAGGCATAAATATAGACCTAATACCCTTACCAATATTACTATAGTTAGGTAATTGTTGTAGGTTAGGGTTTGAGTAAGATAATCTACCAGTTATAGTTCCTCCAAAGTCTCCTTTTAATTGATGTATATCTGCATGTATTCTACCATTGTAAACATAATTTTTAATAGATTCTAAGAAAGTATTTTTTAGTTTATCAAGTTCTCTTGCACTTGCGATTGCTCTAAGCACAGGGTGTTTGTGATTTTTTAAATAATTTTTTGTAAAAGAAGGTTTTTGTGTTTTTTCTGTTCTATCAAAGTCATCAATACCTAGTTTGTTACATACAAGTTCAATACTTTTTGCAGCCCAAACTTCAGGATAAATACCTGTATCATCATTTATTCTTTTTATATATTTATCGTAAGATTTTTTTAGTTGATGATCTAATTGATCAACTTGTGATTCACTAACCCTTACACCTTTTATTTTCATATCAAGTATACAAGGAAAAACTTTTTGTTCTATCTCAACAATTGATTGTAAGTCTTGGTGTTCTATTTCTTTTTTAAGTTCTTGCCACAAAGCTAAAGTTACTTCAGCATCTCTTTCAGCATACTCACCTACATACATAGCAGGAAGTTTGTACATCTCTGCTTTAGGATCAACACCCCATTCTTTTGCTGCTTCTTGTAATGCAGATTCATTCTTACCCATACCTGTGTAAAATTGTGCTACAGAGTTTAAGTCATATCTAAATCTATTTTCATCAACTAAAGAAGTCATGATCATTGTATCAACAACTGTTCCGTGAACCGTGAGCCCTAGTCTATGAATCCAACACATATCGTAAATAGCATTGTGAAATATTTTATCTGCTTTTGTTTTAAGTACATCTGCAAACCAACCAAGAACTTTTTTTCTTTCCATGTTAGGTCCTGATTCATGTGCGATAGGATAATAGCCTGACCAATCTCTAACAGCTATTGCAATACCAACTACATCACCTTGTCCTCTCATCGAAGAAGAACCTTTTGTTTTTAAATCTGGGTCCTTAGTTTCTAAGTCAATTGCAATCTCATCATATTTTGATAAGTCTGGAAAATCATCTGGTGGAAACCATTCTGTCTGTGCAGCAAATAAAGGTTTTTGTATCATTTTGTATCTTTCATCTTTTTAATTTCTAGTTCACAATAATGTTTGATCTTCTCTAAATCTTCTATACCATTCTTGTGTAAATATCTACAAACATATTTCACAACACATCCTTGAAAGAATGATAAATTATTTTTTGAAATAAATTCGTAGGGTTGAATGTGAAAATTTTTGTAGTGACTCCCGCCTATCTGCTTGTCTTGTGGAAACGCATCGTCAAATATAGTATCATCCGTCATATTTTTCTCCTAAGTAAGTTTGTAATAATGGAAAAGGTTTCTTGTATTGCCCAGGTGGTTCGAACAAGTATAATTCTTTTTTAGATCTAGTAACGCCTACATAACATGCCCTAACTTCTTCATCCTCAACTTGTTGATTGCCTTTATTGTACGCATTTAATGAAAAACCCCACTCAACAGCCAAGACTACCTTGTCAGCTTCTTTTCCTTTTACTCCATGTATAGTTGATAATGTGATTTCAGTCGTTAAATTTTTATTTTTTTCCCAACAACCTTTTAGATAATCGTTAAAGTCCTCTCGATCTTTAAATATAGCTTTAGGTTTTTTAGCTGATTGAATTCGTGTAGTATCAAAATAAAAAATTTCATACCACATTTTTTCTAAAGGAGCATTAAGGTAAAATTTATTTTTTAATTCTTCATATGAAAACATTTTGTCTGCTTCGTATAATTCTATTGGCGCTGTATCTTTTTTAGATAAAGCAGTCTTCTTTCTTTCAGAGATAAATTTTACATTCATTTGTTTAACCATTTTAATATAATCTGTACCTTTAATTGAATAACCTTCTTGCAGGGTATGCCAAAACTCTATAACTTCTTTACAACCGTCGGGAAAAGAACTTCTAAATTTACCCCTGTCGTCCATGCTTTGTGATTTTTCTAACCATATTAAATTGTTTTGTTTTAAAAAATCGGCGTAAGGTCTAAGAAGATTATTAGCTCTTGCACAAAGAATTATTTCAGAGTTTTCATTTAAATCTTCTATTTCATCTAAACCATTTATATAAGAAATATGTCCTTCGTCTTTTTTATTAGGATCTATTCTTTTTTGGCAAGTAAATTCATTACCTAATCTATTATTTATTTCATCTCTTATACTTAAAGCAAAATCATATATCTTTCCCGGAAGCCTATAAGATGTTTCTAAACGTGTAACGTTTTCTTTTTTACATGGCCATTTTTGAAATAAACGAACGTCTGACCCCTTCCATCCATATATAGCTTGATCATCATCACCAACTAAAAATAACTCCTCAGTTTTTTGTGCTATTTTAGATATAACTTGCCATTCTAATTTTGAAAGATCTTGAACCTCATCAACCAATACTAATTTATAAGATGGAAATTCTACTGTAGGGTATAAAGCTTTTAATAGCATATCATCAAAATCAATAACACCCGTCTGACTTTTAAATTTTTTAAGGTTAGTATAAAAATAAGTTAATTGAGCTGTGTGTACATTTTTATATTTGTCATTTTCACTTTCTCCAAAAAAATCTAAAACTTTTTCTAAATCGTCCTTATACTTATGTCTTTTGTCAAAACCTATTTTGTGATGCGCTCTACTAATTACTTCATAATAAGTAGCCATTTTTTTATCTTCTTTTTCAGTCCACCCTGCAGGCTCATCATCTTGCCTGTCATACTTTTCATCATCTAACATAACCCAAGTGTCAGGGTCAGAAGCCATTCTTTTTTTAAAATCTTTTTTTACACTAGAATTTAAGATGTCGTGTTTACCTATGTGGTCATAACAAAATTTATGTATTGTTTTAATTGATTCAGATTGCTTCTCTGTTAATAGACCTTTTTTAACAACTCTAGCCTGTAACTCTTGTGCTGTTGCCTTAGCAAAACCAATCAATAAAACTTGATCTAAGTTAATACCTCCTTTAATATAGTCAGCTAAAATCTCTAATATCTTAGTTGTTTTACCACAACCGGGACCACCTAATATTTTATATCTTTTTCTATAAAATCTATCTAACATTAAAATGGACTTTCTTTTTCTTGGTTAACATACTCCGGGACTTCTTGTTTTACTTCAGGTTCATTATCAAACTGTTCTTTGTGTAAAACATACACCCATCGTTTAACACCTTCTTTAATATGAAATTTATCTCTTGTTATACCAGGAATTTTTTTTAACATCTGATGGGTAACGTCCGCAGTAATATTCCATTCATCAGCTTTTATATATTTAAAGAAGTCACTAAAAGTAAATTTAATTGAAGACTCATCTTCAAAAGGTCTACCTAATAATATTTTCTTTTTATCTTTGGTCACTCTAGTATTAAAACAAAAACTTTCTAAACTTGTTTTTAATCTAAACGTTGGTAAACTTTCTTCTGGTGCATCTATCTCTGTAGCTTTTTCTTGAAGTGCTCGTAGTTGCATATCCCAATTTTTAATTTTAGGTGGTGTCTTACCTGTTTGTTCTGTTGCAGCTTCTCTTGCTAAGTCTTGTTTAACCAATTCTTTTGATGATAGACCCACTTCTTCACCATTAAAACCTAGATACCAAATTTTAGGATTAGATGTTACATAAGATAAAGGACCCAATACCAACTCACTACTTAGTGAACCGCTTATACCAAACTTTCTTTTAATACATTCTTCTTTGTTACAATAACTTTTTAACCAATCTTGATCACATCTATACACATAATCTTTTTTCTCTCTAGAACCTATAACTCCACTTACCTCACTAAAACCCATACCTTTTCCTTTAGGTTCAAAGAATTGTTTATTGTACTCTAAAGTTTTATCTTTCCAATCTTCAGGATATCTTTGTTTTACATACCTAGTCATATCTAATAAAACTTCGTTTCTTTGACTTTTAGGTACACCAAATTTTGCAAGTGCTTGCATACAAGGAGGACCATCTTGGAACCATTCTCCAGAGTCTCCTTCGTCTATGTTTGATTTTAATGTTTTGAGTTGTTTGGGAGTGACTGTATTTCTTTCATAGTGTTCAAAGAACTCTTCCAGGGTGGCCCTAGAGCCATCCTCCTTTATCATATACCTCACAGTATCTTTGTAGTTATGGTATGGAAGATTAATCCAACTACCTGCTGAACCTTTTTCAAGATTTAAATATTTTTGCACAGGAAATATTTTATCTGGTTTACAATCTCCAAAAATATTTTTTATTGAATGTAATTTTTCTCTTAACAATAATGCAGGAACTTCTTCCGTTAAGAAGATGTAAACATGTATACCACCACTTTTAGATTTAAATGGTATCACCGGTACATTTAAACTTTTTATTTTTTTATATAGTTCTTTAACATCAGGTTTGTATTCATCTAAATCTATTGCACCCCAAGTGCATTTGCTGTCACTTGTAATAGGACAAAGACCTAAACTATCTGCTTCTATAACTTTTGTTTTTGTTTTAACACTAAATTTATTTCCTTCTAAGTGTGCTTTCCACATTTCTTCTGTATGTGCGTAAGAAGATGTAAATGAAGTACCGGATTTTTTACCATTACCATTGCTTTGATCAAGCACATGGTACCCAAATCTTTCTTCCAAACCTTTAAATATCTTTCTAAATTTTTCTACCATAATAAATATACAATTAATTTTCGTGGGCGACTCCACTCTCGCTTCGACGCCCACTACCTAGGATTCGATTAGTAAGGAGAGTTAGTCTTCTCTTCTGTACCGTGTTTAGCTTGCACCTCACCTTTACCAACAGACTCAGCAAAAGTTTTTGCCGTGCCGTAAAGATCTGCATTTTCTACAGGACCAACTTTTGACACATCCCAACCAAACCACGTTCCTTTGTCATTAGACATCTGAGTTGTGGATAGTTTATAAATGTGGCTATAAGTTGGCGGTGTAAATAAACCGTTCTTACCTTGCATCTTGATACCCATCATCATTGAGTTCCATTTTCTACTAACTTTAAGTTGAGTAGATTTCATAGAAATTAACGCTGTTGATGGATTGTCTCCTACAGTCAATACAAAATGACTTGCAGTGTTATCAAGATAGTTACCGTTTGGTAGTCTATCTTTGTAGTCTTTACCTCTAGTGGTTTGACTAACTATATCACTGTTAGCGTCATGAATCGCAACAGGTGCACCGCTTCCTGTGGTACCTCTGTCTTGCCATTCAATGTATTGTCTTTTGTAAAAAACAGGTATGACATTAATTGTGTCATACAATGCATTAGTTACAGTATTTATTATTTTGCCTGGCTCTGCGCCCTCAACATATTTACCGTCTCTTTTGTTTACCTCTGGAGATAGTTGACCCAAAATTTTTAAGAATGGTAACGCAAGATCTTCTTGCGATATATTTTGAGTGCCTTGATTTGCATCAGCTTCAAATAGATTTGCTGCTAATGCGCCTTCTTTTTTTTCTGCTACTTGGTTCATGTTTATTTGTTCCTTTTTATTGTTGTCTTATTCTCTGAGAATACCCCAAAGATTTCCGTTGGCATTTCTTTACCTGCCTCAATACGCTCACGGACTAGCGCTTTCAGAGTCATGGGTTCGACCTTCATCTTTTGTGTCGGTTGGAACCCGTGACCCTTGTCCCGAAGCCAGTTAAACGCCGTCTCTTTATTTGCTTCTGTAATAGTAGCACGATACGTCGTTGAAACTTTAAGATGTGATCCATCTTGTAATTTTAATTCTGCTAAACCCATCTCGGACATCATGGTTGGTATAACCTCCCCTGATATACGTTGGTATTCTTTTTTTAAATCTTTTATATTGTTCTCACTTGTCTCTATTCTTTTATGTAACCCCTCCAACATTGATACTTGATCTGCAAGAGACTGAATGTTTTCAGTTTTACTCATTGCATCTTGTTGATCCTTTTCAAAATCAATTGTCATCTATTTCTCCTTTCTCGTATAGATTAATTTCAATAGGATAATATTTTCTTTCTTGTTTATCCCACTTCAATACTTTGTATTTACCGTTTGTAATATCAGATACAATAGAGCATGCAACACCAATGATTGCAGGATCACCTGTTAATAATAAATAATCTTCTGATGTATAATTTTTTAAACCTTTTCTTAATTTATAAATTAATGGACCAGGAGAAAAAATCATTTGAGAAAACTCTGGTAATAAAAAATTAAAATCATTCGTAGTAGAATAAACAGCTGCACCCATAATATTTATTTTAGGAGTACCTGCTTTACTACCTGGTATTTCTTGTATTACGTAAACTTTTCTTTCTGACATTGACAAACAATATAAACATGTTTATATCAATGTCAACTAGAAAGAAGAAAATAAATTATGGATTATAAATTTAAAACTAAACCCTATGCACATCAATTAACTGCATTGGAAAAATCTTGGAACAAAGAAAACTACGCCTACTTTATGGAAATGGGTACAGGTAAAACAAAAGTATTAATAGATAATGTTGCTATGTTATATGACAAAGGCAAGATAGATGGTGTATTAATTATTGCACCAAAAGGTGTTGTTAAAACTTGGTATGAACAAGAACTTCCTATACACTTACCCGACCATATAGAAAATGTGTCTGTATTGTGGCAACCTAATATTACAAAAACACAACAAGAAAAATTAGATACACTATTTGAAATAGATAGTGCACTACATATTTTAGTTATGAATGTTGAAGCATTATCAACAGACAAAGGTGTTAAGTTTGCAACTAAATTTATTAACTCACATAAAGCTATGATGGCCATTGATGAGTCTACTACAATTAAAACACCTACAGCTAGACGTACTAAAAATATTATTAAGATAGGTCTTAATGCTAAATATAAAAGAATTATGACTGGTTCTCCTATTACAAAAAATCCATTAGACTTGTATACACAATGCGAGTTCCTTGATCCGTGGTTATTGGACTTTTCTTCTTACTACGCGTTTCGTAACCGTTATGCTGAAATGAAAACAATGCATGTACACGGAAGATCTATTCAAGTAATAGATAAGTTCCAGAATCTGGGAGAGTTATCAGATACTGTAAAAGAATTTTCATATAGAGTATTAAAA